ACGTTGTGCTTTTATCTCATCACCGCTAAGACCAGCAAGACCGACCTTCTTCATATGCTTTTGATAGATGCTCTTGAGATCTGTGTTGATACCAGACTTTTGACCTTCACTATCAAACATACCGATAGGATTATTAGATAGTGTTCCCTGCGTAGCCTTCAATGAAGCGCCGTGTAGTTGACCACTCTTAGTCTTGATAACGATATCGTGTGGGTTCTGTTTGCGATCTACCTTTTTACCTACTAACTTATCGATACCCTTCGAAGTATGATGCACTTCAGCTATGTCAGCTCTCTTGATACCTTGATTTTTTTCTAAGCTCTGCAGATATGTTTCGCCTGAAGATTCTGCGGATCTAAGTGCTCTGTCAGCCAAAGCTTTAGGCAATTGTTTAATAGCATCATCATGTTTTTGTTGTAATTCTTTCATTCTTTGTACATGCTCGGGATCTTTGTTTTTAGCAGATCCACTGTTATTATGTACATAGAGAGCTGTAGCTGTCTCATAAGCGTCGCCATATGCAGTATTGTATCTGCTTTGGCTTTCTTTAGGCTTGTCTTTTGGGGCTAGCTCTAATAAAAGGTATTCTATTAAGTTGATCATGATAGATTCCCGAAGTGTTTTTACTATTTATATAATAAAAAAGGGAAGAGACTAGTTGTCTCTTCCCCTTGCACTTCAGCGCAGTGGTCAGGCGGAACCCCACCGTTGATCCTGACTATTCCTTCTATATTACTATACTAGACTTGCCTCTTGTGCTGCAGGCACAATACACTATCGCTTGGGTTTATTTATACAAGATTTAAGTATTTTGTGGTTCAATAACAGCTTTTTTTAACATAAATGACGGTGTCCATCCATCAAATCCACCGCCAAAGTTGAGGTGTCGAAGGTATTCTTTCGCTTGCCTTGGATCCATGAATATCTTTACTACTTGAGATGTTGCAGTCTCAGTAACCTTATAGACAGGACAGTTCTTTTCGCTATCCGCTGGATGGAACAAGCCTTCAACGATTTTATAGTTCATTAGACTATTACCTTTGGTGTGGTAGGAGCTTCAGGATATTCATCTACTACTTGGATAGGCAACCATTCAGACAATGCTGGTAGTCCTTGTTCAGTCACAATTATCTTACGTACTTGAAATTCAAATTGAGTACACTCTAGTCGAGGCTGAGGACGAGGTAGAGTAACACCGTCCCACTCTGGCTGAATGTATTCCCATTTATTTACTGCTCTGATGTCACCGATAAGTTGATCGCTCATTATATCTGCCCTGTTAGTTCTTTAATACGCTCAAATAGATTACGAGAATTAGATTCGTATCGACGTTTAGCCTTACGAGCAAAAAACATTCGCATCTTTGCTGACTCGGATATTGACTTCATATTACGAATATCTGGATCAATAGTTTCTAAACGATAAGAACTATATCCAGTCATATACTCTTCGTATTCACGAGCAACAAAGTCAGCAATCCAAGCAGAAGAATCTCCAGTCATCACTTCGTATTCTTTCTTGAGTTGCGCAAGATGATCGACAGGATTCCACGGCATTTCAGCTATGGCGTTGTCTTTTCCAATGAAGGGGCTTGAAGTGCTAAGATAAGCTGGAGTTGCTCCTTGACTAATCAACGCTGGTCCAGCTGCAGCGCCGATACCGAGCATACTAAGAACACCACGTCTGTTCATTCCGTCACCACTCTCTTCCATTCACCGTTCTTAGTCTTAAGCCAGAGATTACCATCATCACCGACAGCCATAGACAAGTTTTTATTATGATCGGCTTCTGGCATATTAAATCCTAAGGTCGTAGGACATCTATTAGGATCTGGCTTCTTATTGCCAGATAAGACAATCTGTACTGCTGTGGGTATAGGCGCTCCTTCAGCAGTAGAAGCTTTAGCACCATCAGTTATCAAAGCAACTGGTGCGACTGGTAGGAAAGCAAAGAAGCTACGTCTATTCATTTGAACCCCGCAAAAACATCTTTATTGAACTTAGGTTTAGGAGAATTTCTTTCTGTATCTTCAGTCATAAACTTACCTTTGTCCATCACGGGGGAATCATCGACCAATCCATCTTGTGCAGACTGCTCGACGTCGTATAGTCGCATCTTCCCACGATCCACCCCAACAACAAACCTACGATTAACGTTGGGATCACCAAAGCGATTCTTGAGTTGCTTAACCAGAATTTGACCGAGTTGATCCAGCTTTTCTGAGGTTGAGATGCCAAACATAAAATCAGCTGTGGCTGGGAGTCCAAAGGACTCTGACGTATCTTCCAATCCCAAGTCGCTTGACGAATATCCAGTTCGAGTTGTTTGAGTCGCAGAGACGATAGGTACGTTGAACTCAACGGCCAACCCTCGCAACTCTTCTGCGATTGCTTTGATATAGGTATATGAATTGACGTTGGCTCCATGCTTGATCCTTGATGAAGAGCAGATGTTTAGATAATCGATGTAGATAATATCAGGAGCAAACTTACGTTTCAACTTCAACTCATTAAGCAAGTGACGGAAGTTTGCACTGCCAGCGGCTGCAGTCGGATATTCCTTAACGATCAACTTACCGTGTGTCTTCTCACGAAGCTTGTTCATCTTCTTGTCATAGATGTCCTTAGGAATAACTTTGAGTTGATCTAATGGAACATCAAGCAAGTTAGCATCGATACGTTCAGAGATACGTTCTTCAGCCATTTCCATGGTGATGTAGAGGACATTAAGACCTTGAGTCAAGTTAGATGCTGCACAGTGACACATGAACAAAGACTTACCAACACCTGTACCAGCGAGACAGATGTTCAGCGTCTTCTTCGGTAACCCGCCCTGCGTGATCTTGTTGAAGAACTCAAGATCAAATGGAATCCTAACCTCTTTGGTGTGGTAGAATTCATATCGCGAATTAGCATCTTCAAAGAAGTCATGGCCGATGTGAGTATCAAACGATACGGCGAGTGCATCCGACAAGATCTGTGGGATCGCACCTTTCGAGGTACTGCCTTCTTTGTCATCGATGATTTTGATTGATGACATGATTGCAAGATAGACTGCTTTTTCTTGGCAGAACTTTTCTGTTTGGTCAACAAGCCACTCGATCTGTGTATCAGTGTCACGCTCTAACCTTTCGATCTTAGATACGACTTCCTTGAAAGACATCTCAGAGACGCCAGTCAAGTTAGTCGCATCGATAGCTAGCGCTTCCTTGGATGGAAACGCATTATACTTTTTGACATATTTGTCAATGAGATTGAAAACTACCTTATCGCTCTGGTCCTGAAAGTAATCTTCCCGAAGAAAGGGAATAGTCTTGCGACCAAAACTTTCATTAAAAACCAGATTAGAAAGGATTGTGTTTTCAATTGACATTAAGCTACCTCTTCTGTGCTGTCTTCGATGATAGAGCCATGAGCCATCTTATAAGTCTTCTCGATATACTTAGAGAAGTCTGTCTCTTGGAACATCTTGACCCAAAAATCTTTGTTGTCAACGATGTCAGTTGCACGCATGCTTGGCTGCTTTACTTCACCGGTATCACGATCGACTGTTGCATACCAACCAGCTTTAGGCTTGACGATATAGCCACCGTCAAGAGCGACATCGAGTAGACCACTCCAACGATTGATACCGCCTTCGAAAGAGATTGTAATCGGGATCTTTGACTTTTCTTTGACATAGCGACTCTTCTCTACGTTGATAACGAAGTGATAACCCGATAGACCGTCTGCATCTTTTTCTTGCTGACGACCGAGGATCCAGATATTATCTGCACCATAGTAAGAGCCTGTACCACCTGATACGATATCACGAGGATACATCGCGATCTCTTTGTAAGTATGATTGATCACTGCCATCGGAATATCTTTGAGAGACAGATGAGGAGTGATCATACGGAAGAGAGACTTAAGCTGCTTAGCTCTCGACATATCTGCGACTGACTTACCTTCAAGAGCATCATCGACTTCTTTCTTTGAAGCGATGTTACCGATAGAGTCGATCACGATCATGACATGTTCACCACGCTCAATGTTCTTGAGCTGTGACATGATGTCAAACTTTAGTTCTTCGACGTCAGTGACTGGTGTATGCACAACGCTGTCAAATGGTATATTAAAGGTCTTAAAGTAATCCTGAGGAGTACCAAACTCAGAGTCGTAAAATAGAATGATTCCATCTTTGTACTTTCTCAAAAAGGAAGAAGCGAGGAGTAGAGCGAAGCCAGTCTTGAAGTGTTTAGAAGGACCAGCCAACATAGTCACACCAGGTGTAAGACCACCGTCGATCGTTCCAGACAGTGCAACGTTGATCATAGGAACTGGTGTTGGAATAATATCTTTCTTAGTGAAGATCTTACTCTCTGTAAGAGTTGAAGTAAGATCGATAGTGCTGTTCTTGATAAGCTTTTCTTTAAGCGACATAATATCTCCTACAGTTTAATAAAACGACTGACACTAATTCTTGCATCCATATTACATGGATTTTCTTTTAACATCTTAACACGTGTTACCTTGTGATCTAATGATCCAGGAAAAATGACTAAGTCTCTTGTTAAGAGCTGTTCTAACTCGAGTTCTTCATCATCTTTTCTAAACCACAATGTACCGCCTTCAAATGGTTTAGGAACTGGATAGAAGACCGCGATCGCTGTATAATCACAACGATCTTTATGGTATCCATACTCTTGACCACCCATATAATGGTTGATAAGATGTGTAGATGTTGCATCAGTAAAATCTGGTTCTATCGCTAAAGTCTTTATCTTATCCATACAACGGATGATGTCAGACTCTTCTTTTTTCAAGAGAGATTCGATAGGCAATCCACGACTGGTTCTTACGTACTCTTTACCTCCAGATGCTTGAGGATCAAAGAGTAATTCATCATCACAAAGCCATTCAAGTTCATCAAGCATAGAAGAATATTCTTCTTCCGAGAAGAAGTTGAGAACATGATATACATCAAGAAGCGGATAGTGTTTTACGATCATAGATTATAATACCACAGATTTAGTGTATTGTACACTAGCTTGCGATATAATCGTCCATCTTTTTAATGAAAGCTTTGATCTTCTTCTCACGATCAGGCCAGACAATCGTATCTTTTTCTGGATTCTTCATGAGGTTATTAAGTAGCGGCATGATCATCGATCTGAGTCCTGCTACCTTGTCTTTATGATCTTTGGTCAACTCTTCATTTGATGCGAAGGTGAATCCAAAGTCGTTGTCTTCGTTGATGTCCATGTTTTCTCCTAAACAAAGAAACTTTCGAGCGATGCTTTCTTCTCTACACTCCAGCCTATGACGTCAGTGATAGCTTTCAGAGGCTCCAAGAAAGTCTTATCGAACTGCATCTCATGGTCAATAAACTTATCGAGATTGAACTCTTTAGGCAAAGATTCAGGTGCAGCGATGACATTATTGTGTGTAGGATTAGGCTTGACTAGATAAGCAAACTTAACCTTATCACCGTCTCTGATCTCTGCATACTTCTTATCGAGGTTCATCTTCTTAATCATGTTATTATACAGCAGCGAACCTCTGACCTGAATAGGCAAAGACTTATCTTCTAATTTATATGGAATCTTGATTACACCACCACTTGGCATAGTCTTCCAATGATTTAGTTTGACACCACGAGGAAAGGCTACGTCTTCAAAAGGAAGTTCGTGAAACTCTTTCTTGAATTCAGCGACGTAACGTTGGAACTCGTCTTCAGACTTGTTCATCAATACTTCGAGTGCAGTCTTAATCGCCTCACGACACTTCTTAGGAGTCGAAGATCGAACAGCTTCGATACCTGAGATCTTGAGTTTAGGCTTGTCGAACTGTACACCTTCAATGTTCCAAGCGTTGAGGATGTACATCTTCTTTTCTTTCCAGATCGCCTTATTGGCAATAGTCTCGCGCTTCATCTGCATCTTCTGCTGATAAGCACTCATGTTACCGGCAAGCTGTTCATAACAAGAATTGATATAATGCTGGATCTTTGTCTCACAGAACTCATCAAGCAGTTTGACCGCTTGTAGTTCATCGCTGCCTTCAGGAATAAGCTTATCGAAGGTAACATAGATCGAATCGGTATCAGATGCGATGACATAGTCAAAGTCTTTTGTCTTACAGATCTTGTTCATAAACTGATTGATCTTGTATTCGATCCAACGAATAGACAACTGACCGGATGTCGTGATAGCTTCAGCGTTATCAAACGAGAACCAACGGAAGTATCGATTGCCAAGAGCGCCGTAAGCTGAGTTCAGCTGGATCTTTTTAGCTAGCTGAAGATTATGGTATCGAGAGATCAGCTTCTCGTCTTCTTTAGACTTAGTCTTTTCGTATCGCTTCTTGGCCTCGATCATCATCTCTTTATAGATGACACGATCATCATACATCTTTTCCATCAGAGCCGGCAAGAAGCCTTGCACATCTTTACGATAGCAACAACCGTTTGCAGCGATGGCATATCTGTCATCAGGTGCCTCATACATACCAGCGATGATGTGATTGATCGAAGGCACGTTTCTGCGACGCTCGACAAAAGTCTCGGGCGAGATGTTGTACTGCATGATAAGATGAGGATACAGTGAGTTCAAATCGAACGAGACTACCCAACGATGCATTCCAGTTTGGACTTCTTTGACATAGCCGCCGACAAGATCAAATAGCTCATCAGCGGGTTTGAAGAAGGGCACAACGATATTTTGGTTCATCAAATAGTTGTGGATGATGACGTCCCATGGTTTAGTGGTCGTCATGACATCGTTGTAGTTTACCTTAGCATCATAAGCAAGAGCGAAGACCTGCTTGATTAGACCAAGCTTGTCTTCGAGTTTGTCAACGAGAACAGTATCGTGGATGTTATAGTCAACGAAGCGTTCATAGTCTTTTTGATAGAACTCATAGAGAGAATTGAACTCAGAGTAGTCAAGCTTGTTCTCTCCCAACACGACGTTAGCGATGTGATCTAGCTTATAGCTTTCTTGATTGGTGAATGAGAACTTCTTGTAGAGATGCATGTAATCGAGAGTCGCGATGCCGACCAACTCATAGATCTTATCTGTACGCTCAGACACAGACTGATTTGCAGTCTTACCACGGATGATCTCACGCTCGTCGATCATACGCCATGGTGACAGCTTACGTGCTTCGTTCTCGCTCAATACTTTTTTGATACGATTATACAGATACGGCACGTCGAAGGTGTCGATGTTCCAACCAGTCAATACATCGGGAGTCCAGTCATCATCGTTCCAGACCATCAAGAACTTTTCAAGGAGTTCTTTCTCGTCTTGACACAAGAAGTAATAGACGTTGTCAGCCTTCGGCTTG